AGCAGCTTTCCGCGCCGCTCGATCACCTCAACGACGCGCCGAACGTCGCGACCCCCATCACCAAGGGGATCGAGGACCAGGGCACCCAGGCGCCGGCAGTCCGCCGGTACATCACCCCCGACGAGCGCGACCAGATCGCGACCGTCCTCCGCACGAAGAGCGTCCCCGAGATCTCGGCTCTCGTCTCCAGGCAGGCGAGCCGTCGCGACCAGGGCATTCCGCTCGACCTGTGGCTGAACACGGCGGGCTTCTCGGCCCAGCAGGCGTTCAGCGGCCTTCATCGCGAGCTGGACCCGGACATCGCCAAGGCGCTGGACACGGGCCAGGTCAGCGCGTTGATCAGGCAGGACCTCGAGCCGATGCTCTACGAGGTCTTCATCCGCATGTTCCCGGCCTACGACAGGTTCGCCAAGGAACCGGCCAACGGCCTCCTGCATGCGTGGAACCAGATCACGGCCTACGGCGATGCGCAGTTCATGGCCGAGCTGGGCACCGTCACCGACGACCAGAGCACCTTCGAGCGGAAGAACACGAACATCGCGATCCTCGCCACCCGGCGCGGCATCTCGCTGAAGAGTCAGTTTGCGGTCATGGCCGGCGGCATGTCGTACAACCCGGAGGCCATCGAGCTTCAGGGTGGGCTTCGCGCCATCAGCCACAAGATGCAGAAGACCATCTTCGGCGGGCAGGCGACGGACTCCGGCGGCACCGCCGCGAACGAGCTGGGCCTCTACGACGCCAACGGCTTCACGGGTCTTCGCTCGATCCTCGACACGGGTGACGCCATCGACATGGACCCGTCCGCATTCGTGTTCGAGACCACCTCGACCTGGCCGGGCAGTTCCTTCCGCAACGCGCTCGACAAGGCCGTGCTCCCGATCGTCCAGAAGCAGGGTCGTCCGACGATCTTCTGGGGTCATCCCCAGGAGAAGATCACCTTCGATGAGCAGCAGGATCAGAACGTCCGCCTCGTGGGTCCGCAGTACGTCAACATCGGTGTTGGCGCCACTGCCCAGGCCGTGAACACGATCGCGGGCCAGATCCCCTTCGCCGTGGTCCCGGGCGACTCGATCGCCAGCTACACCGACGGTGGGGGCACGCTCCGGCGCGACCTGTACCTCCTCGACGAGTCCTCGATCACCCTCCCGTACCTCGGCTCCCCCGGGCCGACGGTTCTCGAGATCCCCATCGGCATCGCCGGCCAGCTCACGCACATGTACATCATGTTCATGATGAACGGCCTGGCGGTGAAGGTCCTTCCCTGGAACAACAAGATCCGGGTGAAGGTCGCCTCGTAGTCGGAATGGTGGTGAGGGCCGGCTTGCGCCGGCCCTCACACCGCCAGGATCAGCGGTTTCGCCGACTGATCCGAGAGATCGTCATCTGGCTGACTCCGTACTCGACGGCTAAATCTCGCTGGCGCCCACCCGCAGCGAGGCGCTCTCGAACCTCGATCTCCTGGTCGGGGGTCAGCCTCCACGGTCTCGGTTTCCCCGGATTGCCGGGCCCGAACACACCCCTTACGCGGCCCTTCGTGGCTGCGTCTCGCATGTTGTCGGTCTGAGAACCCTCGAATAGGTGGTCAGGGCGAACGCAGGGCGGGTTGTCGCAGCGATGAAGAAGCTTGTCGAGCGGCCACGCGCCTGTAACCAGGAACCACGCCACCCGGTGAGCCTTTCGCGGTCTCCCATTGAAGGAGAACTGGCCGTAACCATGAGGATCGCAAGAACCAGACCACAGCCAGCAGCCATCGGTCTTCGTGACTTTCGCCCAGAAGCGATCGGCGAAATGTTCCCATCGAGGACTCATCTATGAGTTATATCACCCCGCAGCGGTTCAGGGAGATGGGCTTCGGCATCGACATCTCCGAGCTGGACGATACGGAGCTGCTCTCGCTGTGCAGGCAGGCGTCGGCCGTCGTCGACGCCTACTGCAACGTGCCCCGCATCCCGCAGAAGCATGACTTTCGCGGCGGCACGATCACGCAGGAGACACACACCTGGGGCTATCCCCAGACACCCTTCGACATCGGCCGGCGGCGCCAGTACCTGTTCCACTCCCCGATCCTGGCGATCCAGCAGTTCCGCATCTACGTCACGAACACCCAGTACATCAATATCGCCCCGACCGAGCTGATGATCAACCCGACGGAGCGGTACTTCGAGGTGGTGTCCCTGGCGATGACGGGCGCGGGCCTGTTCAACGCCCTGATCATCCCCAACGTCGCCCTGGCTGTTCCCCTCGCGAAGACCAGCTACACCTACGGCTGGGACTTCAACGAGGTCGACGAGGAGCTGACCTGCACCGACGGCCAGACGTGGCGAGCCCAGAACCAGTGGTGGCACGTCGACACCGGCCGCGAGCCGGTGATCAAGAAGAACGGGGCCGTCGTTACGACGGGCTTCACCGTGGATCCCAAGGAAGGCACGGTGACGTTCGACAGCAACCTGCTCGCCGTCGACGAGGTCACCGCGTCCTACCACTACAAGCTCCCGTCCGACATCCAGTACGGGACCGGGCACATCGTGGCCCACCTCCACGGACAGGCCGAGCTGCAGTCCCGTGGGATGGCACACCTCACCAGGCTGCGCGTGGCCGAGGTGGACATGGAGCGCGACCTGCGCCGATCTCTCCCCACATCGCTGATCGCCGGCCTCGACAACGAGGTCCCCGAGGCGGCGCTTCTGTTGGGTGCCTACAGGGCCGACAACATCTCGGTTCGTTGACATGCCCAGGCAGGAGCGTTTCCTCACTTCCAGCCAGCTCGAGCGGGTCAGGGACATGGCCCTGCTCGGGATGATCACCCCGGTCGTCATCGAGCGGAGGGCTGATGCCGATCCTCCCGTGGACGGGGATTACGGGGACGACTTCATCTCCTACAGCGTCACGTCGGAGACCAGGCGGACCAAGGTCAACGGCTGGTTCCACTCCACCCCGACGCCGGAGCAGACCGTGGACAACGGCCAGGTGGTCACCGTGAACACCTACAGGCTCTACGTCCCGGTGGGGACGGACATCAAGCCCGGCGACCACGTCCACGTCGGGAACGCCGACCCCAGGGATGACTACACGGTCAGCGACACGACGGGTGAAGGCACCTGGCTGCCGCTCCTGACCTGCTCCTTGAGGAAGCGGGAATGACGCTCGAGTCCCTCGCCGAGCTGATCTTCCAGGCTGCGACGGAGGCGCTCGGGACGGGCGCGAAGCTCGTGGAGGCCGGCGCCAAGCGCCATGCCCCGGTGCGGAGCGTCTTCGCCGGCACGCCCCAGCCGCACATCGAGGGGCACGAGCAGGAGGACGAGGACGACCCGTCCACCAGGTACGCGATCTACAACGACTACATGCGCCCGATCAACATCGGCGAGACGATGTCCAAGAGGACGGCCCTGGTGAAGGCCGGGCGTCCACCGCAATGGGATACCACCTCGCAGAACGAGCATGCACCTGTCTGGTGGCGCCAGCGCCGCCTGGGCCATCTCCAGTCGATGAGGTCATCGGGTCTCGTCGAGCCCAAGCGCAACATCATCGACGAGCCGATGAAGGACATGCTCTCCAAGCGTGGAGCCTACGAGGTCCGCAGCATGCGGGCCGCATGGTCGACCTGGGGTCACGTCCACATCGGTGGAAGGCTCCGGGGCGAGATCTACTCCCTCAGCCCTTCCATCAACGGCCATCGCGCCGAGGCATGGGTCATCTCTCCGACGCCCTACGCGAAGTTCCAGGAGTTCGGGACGCGTCACAACGTTGCCCACCCCTTCCTTCGCCCGGCCGCCGAGGAGAGCCGTGAGGAAGTTGTCGGCCTGATCAGGGCCGCTGTCTCCGAGGCCGCACGCACCAGCGGCTCGAAGGCAGCCATCGAGATCGTGGTGCGGATATGAAGGGGAACGGATGACCACAACCTCCGCCCCCATCAAGCGAGCGATCGTGCAGAAGCTCAGGGCTTCTCCGGCTCTCGTGGCCGCCATCGCAGGCGGGATCCACGAGGGGATCGCTCCCCGCAAGATCCGATACCCGTTCATCGTCTACCAGCTCGTCGCGGCCCCGTATTCGTATACCTGGTCGAGCGTGATCCTGTCGCCGATGTTCGATGTCTGGGTCTATGCGGAGAACCCCGTCGATGCCAATAACATCGACGCGCTCATCAACTCTGCGCTCGCCGAGGCTGCGCTGGGCGTTGAAGAGCAGGCCACCATGCTTTGCCGACGAGTGGCTGATCTGCCGACGGGGCCAGACATCGACTCGGAGGGCAAGCGCATCTACCAGGTTGGAGGAACGTACTCCATCTGGACAGAACAGCCGGGGAGCTAGCCCATGGCTGTGACCACGATCCACGGCAAGAACGGTGCCATCTACGTCAACGGGACCAAGGTCACGAACAAGACGGAATGGAACCTGAACATGTCGCGAGACTACGCCGATGTCTCCACGTTCCGTGACCGGAACAAGGTGTACGCGGCCGGTCTTCGTGACATCTCCGGGACCTTCTCCGGCCTGTACTCGACCGACGGAGACCTATCGATCCAGTACAGCGACGGCGTTGCCTACAACGTCAAGTTGTACGCGGATGACGGGACTCTTCTCGTTGCCGAAGGACCCGCGTTCCTCGACGCGAGCGTCACCGCCTCCGTCTCGGATGCTGTCCGTTGCACGGGCAACTTCCGGGCTGCCGGGACCTGGACCGTCTACTAGCTCATCTGAAAGGAAAGCCCCGTGGCAGTCGCAGGAACCGCCCTTCACGGAAAGAACGGAGCCATCTACATCGGTGGCCCCAAGGGCACCGGCACCAAGCTCGTCAACAAGACCGAGTGGACCCTGAACCTCAACAGGGACTACGTCGACAGCACGGTCTTCGGCGACACGAACAAAACGTACTTGGTCGGTCTCAAGGACGTGCAGGGCACGTTCGCCGGCCTTCTCGCCACTGCTGGCGATGCCCAGGTCAACGCTGCCAACAGCGATGCGATCGACATCTACCTCTACGGTGATGATCGCCAGAGCTTCGAGCTGCTGATCGCCAGCGGCCCCGGCCTGATGGACGCCTCCATCACCGCGTCGAACACGGACGCGATCAAGACCAGCGGCAACTTCCGCGCAGCCGGCCCTTGGGCCGTCTTCTCGAGCGGGTCCCTGACCTAGCTCGTTCCCCGTAACATCCGCGAGAGAGCCGGGGCAGTTTGAAGAAACGCCCCTCCTGGCTGCACTCTGCCTCGGCAATCTCGCGTTGAAGGATGGCGATGGGATACCTGTTCAAGACCATCAGGTCTGGCGTTTTTCGACCGGCCGGTATCGTCGACATCCCCTTCCTTGGAGCCAAGGTCGGGGAGTTCACCAACTGGACGCTTCAGCGGCGTGGAGACGAAAGCCCGGAGTCGGGTTTGTACGATCTTCATGCCGTCTTTTCATTCGTCAGCGATGCTCTCTGGGAAGATCCCGAATACGTCAAGCGGATTGTGATCAACATTTCGCCAACCAAGCAGTACAGGCTCGAACAAGTACCCGGCATGCGAACGGTCCTGACGGGTCGGAGCCTACTGATCGAAGGAGTCACCCTCAATGCCCCGAACGACAACGCTCACGCCTGAGTTCCTCGAGGAGTCCGTCACCATCCGTGGCGCGACCTACCGCCTCCGCGAGCTTTCCATCGGCGACTACGACGAGCTGGTGAGGAAGGCAACGCGGTCCGAGATGAACCCGCTCTCCGGCCAGAGCGAGGAGACGACCGACAACGCCCTCCTGCTCAAGCTCATGGTGATGAAGTGCTCGGTCGAGCCCAAGCTCACCCCCGAGTCGCTGTCCGGCCTCCCGATGCGGGTGGTGCTCAAGCTCAACCAGACCGTCAACCGCATGCATTACGGCGACGAGCCCGTGGATGCGACCACCAAGGACGATGAAGAGGGTGCGTCGGGAAACGCCTGACCACTCGTGACCTCATCTTCCGTATCGCTCGCTGGTACGGGAAGTGGCCTCACGAGGTAGCAGCCCTCCCTTTTCACTACTACCTCGCCTTGCGCGAGGACTGGGTAAAGGCCCACGTCCAGGGCACCCCCGACGCAAACGTCGGGGCCACGCCCGAAGAGGTGGTCGAGTTCAACGCTGAGACTTTCAAGGGAGAGTCGGTGTAGCGTCGGGAGTCCCGATGGCTGGCGAGACGGGCGAAGTAAGCAGCATCGGCGTGAAGCTCACGCTTGATGCGAGCGGGTTCATGGGCGGTATCGAAACCGCCTCCGGGCAGCTCAACAAGCTCCAGGCACAGGCCACGAAGGCCGGTTCCGGGGCAGGCCAGATGAAGGCCGGAGGCGGCAAGCAGGCTGCTTCTGGAGTGACCGGTACTGGCACGTCCGTCGGCGTCAGCCTCACCGTCAGCGCAGCTCAACTGCGGCAGCTTCGCTCCGAGATCACGAGCGGTCTCGGGGCGATCCCGGTCACCATCACCCCCAGGTTCGCGACCACCGGGCCCGCGAGCATCCAGAACATCATGGGCTCGATGCTGTCGATGCAGTACGGCGCGAGCCCGGCTGTCGGACGCCGCATCGCCAGGCAGGCCATCGACCAGTTTGTCCCCAAGGCGCCCACGCCTCGTGCCTATGGCGGACCGGTCCAGGCCAACCATGACTACCTCATCGGCGAGCGCCGGGCAGAGGTGTTCCGCCCGCGCACGTCGGGCAGCATCCACCCTGACGCAGCTCGCTACTACCGCGAGGAGGAGCAGCGCGCCCGGCAGGCAGCATCCGAGGACCGGCGCCACCAGGATCGCATGCAGCGGATCCGGGGCGGCGGCGTGCGTGGTTACGGCGGCAAGTACGGATCGGTCAAGCCCGGCCCCTCCTGGGGAACAGTCGGCGGTGGCCGACATGCCGGTGATGATCCGTACCACCGTTTCCATGGTACGGACGAGATTGACGCTGTCCGTCGCAGCGGCGGTGTCCGCCCCCTGAGTTATCAGGGCCACTACGCGCAGGAGCGCAACCCCGCGAAGGCGTCTTTCTGGTCAGCGGACCCCCGCCCTGACTACGGCGAGAGCATGCTCCGCACGCCCCGGCGCGACGGGTTCCGATACTTCGACTCGAGCCACATCACCAGCGAGGACACGATCTCGAACCGTGACCTCGAGTACTGGGGTGCGGACAAGGGCTGGCACAAGTTCCGCAAGGGTCGTGCCCGCATGGCCGGTGGCCCTGCCCAGGCGATGCGCGGAAGGCGCACTACCGAAGGCAGGATCATCCCCAAGCGCGTTCCTCTCTACCACGGTGAGACTGGCCTGCGTTCGGGCGGGAACGGGCCGCCGGCATGGATGCGGGATTACCCTGCTGCTATCGCGTCACGGAATGCCCAGGGTCGCTGGTTCGCTCCGACGGAGGACGAGGCTTGGGCCTACGTCGATGACTTCGGCGATAGAAGCGGCAGGGTCACCAGGACCACCGTTGGCAGGACGGCCTACAACAAGTACCGGGTGTCCAACTTCCCGAGGCTCTCCGGGCCTGCCGACGAGCTGGCCGGTGACGACCCGCGCCGCTTCAGCGCACGTCCGCATGAGGAGTGGTTCCTGCCTGGTGGGATTGCCCGCAGGGCGAGGCCTGTTCCTCCTCGGCCTCGAGGATGGGTGTCCAGCTTCGATCCCGCCGGACCCGATGCCCCCTTCGTCCCGCTTCCGCCGGAGGCATATGCGCGGCGCATGGCCGGCGGGCCCACAGAGCCCCAGGGGCCCCTACAGCGCCGTCTGGCTGGCTTCCCTCCCCTCGAGCGGCCCCAGGTCCAGGTTGTTGAACAGCGCCCCGTAGAGCCCGAGTGGATCCGGCGCGCCCGACGGAGCCAGCTTCCCTATCGCGAGACCCGACACAGCGGCGGCCCGGTGGCCGCCCGTTTCGGCATGCGCTCCGTCACCCGTTCCTACCCCAACGCCCAGGTCGACCTCTCCGCGTCCTCGCGGCGTGACCGCCTGCGTCTGGGTGACGAGCTGGTCAACCTCGCACGCGAGTATCCGCACACCGCGAGGTCCATCAGGGAGATCCGGTCGATCCCCGACCGGGAGATGAACGCGGCGGTTGCGCGGGCCTACAGGGCCAAGATCACGGAGCGCGATCAACACACCACGTTTGGCCTGACGACAGGCGGCAAGACAGGTCGCCCCAAGATCGCCATCAACTCGGCGTTCAGCGACAAGGACGTGAAGGGGATCGGTGCCTATCCCCGGAACATCGTCGAGGGCGTGCAGCACGAGTTCGGGCACGCCGTTGACTTCAGCAACAACATCATGGGCAACGACATCCTGGAGCGCGGTGTCAACAGGCTGGCAACGGTCAGCCCTTACGGTGGGCGTGGCCGCGAGCATTTCGCGGAGCTGTTCACCGCCCACAGGCGGGGTGCCCTCTCGAAGACGGACGCCAGCATCTTCGAGTCGATCAAGCTGATCGACCGGGCCAAGGTTGCTCGCATGGCCGGCGGTCGGGCCATGGCCGGGCGGTTCGTCCCGGGGACAGGAGAGGTCGAACCGTACAGGGGCGGAGCTGTCCGAGATTTCCTGGGCTTGCTCGGGCATGGCATCCGACGCCCGCAAGGTAATCGGCAGGATCTCAGCAGCCACCTGGCAGGCATCGATTGGAATACACGCATTCCCCAGAACGAGCTGATCGCGCCACCGAACGACTGGGTGCGGGTGTTCAAGGGTGGTGTTCGCGAGACGCAGGACTACTGGGATAACGGATCGCCGTTCATTCAGAAGGTGTCCAGGAAGGGCAAGTTCGGTCGTGGTGCCTACACGACAACGAACCCGGCCTACGCCAGGGTGTATGCGACCGACGACAACGCCGCCATCGAGTCGGGATTGGTGGATCGGCTGAAGGTTGCTCCTCGTCGGTATCCACGAGCTTTGCTCAGGGCGGCCGGCTATAGCGGCTTCATCGAGCATGCCCAGCGCCGCTCGTTCGAGGGTGACCAGAACGAGATCGTGATGCTCTCGGGCAACGATGTCGTTCCCGAGTACCGTTCCGTCCTCCCGACCTACTGGAACTCGCGCCGCCCTGCGTCCAACAGCCGTAACTACCATCGAATGGCCGGCGGTCCGACGCGCCCGTCGCGTTCGCTCGAGGCCCGCGCCCTGCGCATGTTCGGCGAGACGGACGAGATCAGCGAAGCTGGGTATGTCACCCCGTCCGGGCGTTACCTCGATTTCAGCGGCCGGCACGAGGCCGGCGGCTACCGGCGATCCCGGGACCAGGATCGGTTCATCCCTGAGGGTCGGCGCAACCCCCGCGACGACCTCGCCGGCCAGCGGAACACCGACCATCGCCAGGTCTGGCCGTTGTTCGACAACGCGAGGGACCGCCATCCGTCGGGTCCCCAGGCGATGGAACGGATGCTCCAGCGCGGCTACGTCCGGGTGTTCAATGCCGACCAGGACGAGGGCTCGTTCCTGGGATCCATCGGGAGGCCGATGACCGAGGCCCAGCGCCGCCGGATCGCCGGGAGCATGTCCGAGTGGGGCCAGCGGCCCACCGGGCTGATCGATGTCCACGAGAAGACCGGGAGGATCCGGGGGTCTGTCGGCGACTGGCCCGAAGACGGTCCCGGCATGCCCCTTGGCCGGGCCATGCGCGAGGCTTCCGAGATCGCCGGTCGCCGCCGATCCCGTGGCGGCTGGGCGGAGCAGGACCCGGACTCGTCCCGGTTCGTCCACGTCACCAACCGCCGCAACTGGCGCGGTATCGTGGAGAACGGTCTCGACTACAGCCGTGAGGGAAGCCTGCTTGGCACGGCCAGGCCGTGGGGGCCGGGCGAGTCCGCGTTCCCGGATGACCCGCGCTTCAGCGAGCGCCTGGGCCAGGTGTCGATGGCATTCGACATTCCCAACGCCGACTGGCGCAAGTACACCAGCCCGTTCCGCCAGGACAACCCCGATAAGCTGCCACCGGAGTTCTACCGGGGCATGATCCGGGGCGGTCGCAGGGCCATGGGCGGGGCCACCGTCGAGGCAGCCCTCACCCGGCGCCAGCGCAGCTACACCGCCAACGTCCGGGCAGCCGCGAGCCGTCTGACGCCCGAGTCCCTCCAGGCCGGGCGGGACTGGTATCCCGGTGCCGAGAAGTGGATCGCCGGGATGGCGGCGAAGTACGGCAAGCCCGAGCCCATGGTGCGCGGCATGGCCGCTGCGCTCTCCGCCGGCACGTCCTGGGCCGGGAACAA